AAAAAGACAACCACTTTGGATGAGGCGGTTGTAAAAGAAAGAGAAGAGCTTGCAAAAAATCTGGAAAGGGAAAGAATTGAAACTATACAGGCTCTTGGCAAGAAATTTAATATTTCTGATGAGATAACTCAGAAAATGATTAACGAAGATGTGTCATTGGAAAATGCTTCGAAACAGCTTGCGAAATTAAGTGCAGAAGATTTTAAGACCGTAGAACAAAAAGGCGATACTGTTATTAAAATAACCCAGGAAGAAAGTGATAAAAAACTGGAAATAATGTCTAATACATTTTTAGTTAAAGGTGGAGTTGAAACAGACCCAAAAATTGTTGATGAAGTTTCAAAATCTGAATTCAGAGGCTTGGGAATGCAGAATGTTGTAAGACATTTTCTTGTTGCTGGTGGAGAAAAAGATGTTCACATGCTTTCGGGAAATGAGCTTTACACTAAGATTATACACCAGACGCAGAGACATCAATTTGATGGATCAATGGCTCAGGGTACGGGTGATTTTACCAATCTGCTTTCAAACACTATGAATAAGAGTATGGCCAAGGGTTGGAATGATGCACCTGTTACTTATCCGCAATGGTGTGGTAGTGGTTCATTAACGGATTTTAAAACAGCGGACATAATCAAAATGACCGCTTACGGAGATGTTGAGTTAATTCCGGAAGGTGAGCCCCCCAGAGAAAGCAAAATGGCAGACACGAAAGAAACTGCAAAATTAAAAACCTTTGGTAGTTATTTCACATTAACCCGCCAGGCTATAATTAATGATGATCAAAATTGGTTTACAAAAGTTCCGCAAAGAATGGCAGCTTCTTATCGTAGAACAATTAATTATCGTGTTTATTGGTATTTGTTTAATGCAAACCAGGCAATCGGCACAGGAAATTGGGTTGGCCCTACAATGACAGAAGATGCAGTAGCATTATTTAATCTTGCTACCCATAGAAATTATCTTGCATTGGGTACGGGTGCAGCTGTTTCAGAAGCTACATTGACTTATGGGTGGAATCAAATGGTAACACAAGCGCAAGCATCACCAGATAATAATAGAAGTAATACTGTATATGCAGCTACAAATCCTAAATATCTATTGCATGGTCCTCATCAAACAGTTGCAGTCCACAAACTTCTTAATAGTGTTTATTATTCTACAGATGCAGGTGATTCAAGTGATGATTACCAGATTTCCAATATTTACGGGCCGGGGAAGCCAAGAAATCTTATACCCGTTGAAGAAGTTTTACTTGATTATTGGGTAACATCAGCGGCGACATATCCTTGGTATCTTGCAGCAGACCCAAGTATTGCTGATACAATAACCGTTTTTGGCTTGAATGGAGAGACTAAACCAATGACAAGTTCAGAGCCTTCAAGTATCGGTGAGGCCGTCGGTGTGAAATATCAAGTATTAGGTGATTTTGTTGTAGCCGCAATTGATTGGCGGGGAATGTATTTGAATACAGGTCGTTAATTAATAGAAATATAAACATATAAAAAGAGAGGTATAAATATGACAATAGCAACCAGAGAAGGCATTTTAAAACAGAATATTGAAAATGCTGTACAATTTAATTGGACAAATGCGACGGGGGCAAGTGTTAATGTGGGTGATATTATTTGCATTACAACTACTTCTGGCCATAGACAAGCTGCAATGGTTATTAATGAAAATACTGGATTGGGAGCAATTGCAAATGGTGGAACCGGGCAGATATTAATTCGAGGTAGAGTTAATATAAAAAAATCTACCTCAACAGCTTTTACACAAGGTTCTACGGCTTGGTGGGATACATCTGCAAGTCAGGCCGATAATCATACAAATGCCAATCAAATGGCGGATTGTGCAGTTGGTATGGCTACAGCAGCAGCAGCAACGACAGCAACGCATGTTGAAGTTGATTTGAATGAGGGGCCGGATTATGGCAGTCCTGGTTCGTCGTCGTCAAGTTCAAGCAGTTCGTCAAGTTCAAGTAGTTCGTCAAGTAGTTCGTCAAGTAGTTCGTCAAGTAGCTCAAGCAGCTCTGAATAATAACTATTTGATATGTAACGAGATAGAGGGGGCGGGGAAAGCCCCGCCCTTTTTTTAATTATGGAGGATTATATGAAAATAAATGGCTATTTTAAATGGTTGAGTAGCTTATTGTCAATAATAATTTTATTTTTTTTATTGGCTTATGGATATGGTGATTTGAATAGCAGGGTTAATCAGCACGAAAAATCTATTGAAAAACAGGAAAAATATAATAAAGAAATAAGGGATGATATAAAAGATGTTCTCAAAAAACTCAATATTATAGAAGGATACGTTGATGGCAGATTTAAAGCTTCAAGATGATATGGATAACATTTTTCTTGATGTTGGATTTGAGGAAACTGTAACCTATACACCTTCCGATGGAATTGCTAAAAATATAGATGCTATTGTTTATAGAGAGGGTGTAAATGAAATTGTTGAAAGTAAAAGAACTGGGGTATCACAGAGAAAGTGGGATATTGGTATTGACATTTCAACAGATGCTACAAATGGAATCGAGACTATTACCGTAAATGAAGATACTGTCAAATTATATAAAAATATCGGTGATTCTATAAAGAAAACATTTACAGTTGCGGGCATAATTCAAAATGATGCCGGGGCTTTTAGATTGGGATTAAGATAATGGCTTTTGAAATTAGAGGAAAAGTAAAAGGAGACAAAGAGGTTGTTAGAGCATTAAACCGAGCCCCAGAAATTTATTTTGGGGTTTTGCGGGATTGGTTAAAGAATGAACGTGCTAATTTTCTTGGTGGTAAAGACGCAAAGGGAAAAAAGCGCAGAGGATATAGAGATATTCTTGCAAGCAAATCATTGAGAAAGCGATCCGGCTCATGGTCGAGGCGTGTAACTGGATTATTTAAAGGATATATGCCTTTTGTAAAAAAAATAAATGATTTAAAACTTACAATGGGGGTTTTGGGAAAATCAAAACATCAACTACAACGAGCTTTAGAACTTTTACAAACAGGAGGGACTGTAACATCACATAGAGTAATGCCTATTCCTATTTATAAAAACCTTGAAAGAATAGGATATACCGGAGCTATGTCAATGGGTAGTGTAAAGACTGGTATGAAATCAAAGGCATTAAGAAATCTTATGATAACCAGAGGTATTACTACGATAAAGAAAGATGGAAGAATGTACTTTTTTGATCGTAGAGGGATAAGGTCGCATGGTAAAGCAAAAGGTCGGGGATATCAGGGAGCGGGATTTAGAAAAGAGGACTTGTTATTTATCGGTGTACGCAGTATTCGAGTTAAAAAACAACTTTCCGGACGTTATGACTTCTATGGAAGGTTTAATCGGATGAATCCGGCTATGATAAATAGGGGGCAGGTTGCAGTTGATAGAGCTACAAAGAAAGTAGAAAGAAAATATGCCTGATATTATATCTTCACGAATTACACAAAATATAAAAACAACTTTAACGACACTATCTTCCTATGGTGGAACGCCGAAAGCTGTGGAATTGGAAAGAATGATATTGGTTATTAATGCACGTTATCCATTTATTGAAATAATGGGACCTTATGCAGAAGTAGAAACACAAACGCATCAAGTTGCAATGACGAATTTTGAATATGTTATTAAATATTATTATCCCAAAAATGATGAATCGGAAACAGCAAATACAGAAATAACATATTTAACAAGGAATGTTGCGGGTGATATTATTAAACATCTTATGGTTGATCCAAGCCGCAATCAGCTTGCACAGATAACCAAGATTACCGATTATGGGAATGGTTTTGAATTAATCAATGATAATGTTGAATTTTATATATATGTTTTATTGGAAGTCAGATCAAGAATTGACGCAAATGATCCTTATTCTTTAGGATAGAAAGGTGGTATAAATGGAAAATCCATTGAGACTATTTTTGATGGAACTACAAACAGCAGAAGGAACGCCCGGAACAAGTTTAACTAAAAATGATTTATATGAAGCAGAGCCGGGATCAAAAGTTGAACCTGATTATCGAGTTACAGAAATCGATACTGTTGGAGGTGGATATACTCAGGATGCGGCAGTTGTCGGCAGAAAGCTTTGTAATGTCA